TTCAAAATCTGCTAGCATCATTTCTCCAGTTTCAGGATGTGGTATCCCGCCTGCTGGTGAGTCAAGTGCAAATTTTGTAGCAGTATCAGCATCAAAACCCATACCTACAAGTTGATTAAATTTCTTCCAGTAGTCTTGGGTTGCCCTAGCTAAAGATTCTTCCCAAATAAGTGGCTTCTCTTTTGTTTTAATTCCAGCCTCAGTCCACGCTTGATTTAATGCACCTTTAATCCTATTATCTACATTCCATTCCTTTTTATGCGCATTCTCCCATCTGGTTGCTTGGTCTCTATATTTAGCAGCGGCACTAGGATGGTATCCATCTAATTCATCATTAGTTATGTAACCATTAGAATCAATGACATTTTTAATTTCATTAAAATCTCTGGTTTCATCTCTTTCACTTGCAGTGATATAGTTCTTAATACGACTATCTAATTCACCACCTAGTTGACGACTAATCTCTTTCCATTCTTCTAATTTTGGACCATCAATTTTACCTTCTCTAGCTTGTTTATTAAATAGATTTCCCACATGAGTCTGTTCTGCTTTAAGGTGATCTCTTTCAGCATTCACTGCGGTTTTAAATCCCTTCTTAATATCTGCTTCAAGTTGAGATATACGTCCAGGCCATTGTTCACCAAAGGTTTTACCACGTGGAACTCCTAACTTATCACATAATTCATCAGGCATTACTAGATCACCAATATTTTCAGCATATAAACTACGTTCTTGGGAAGCTACACCTTCAGCAGTAAGTATCTTCATCATTTCTGCCCAAGCACCTTGGTTACCAAGTATTTGATTTTTACTGTTTACAGTAGCAGAGAAAACCTTTAGAGTTCTATATAAATCTTCACCTGTTCTTTTACTATTTTGCCATGTTAAAACTTCTTGTGCTCTCGTCTGCATAGAAGCATCTATATTATATCTCTCTCTATACTTAGCTACCAGCTTCTCTTTAGATTGTTGGATAATATCATTTATACCTGACATTTCTAACATTTCAGCTGAATAGTTATAAAGCCCCATCTCTCGTTTTAGCTGCTCTGCCATTGCATGTACAGCTATTTCTTTAGGTGCTAAACCTGATATATTATTTTCACGAAGTTCAGCAGGTGAAAAAGTCATCCCTTGAATTGTAATAGCTTGCTTGCTATTCTGCATCATATAGTCTAACTTATCAGGAAATGAAACTCCTATACCTCTAAGTCTTTCTTGTATATATCCAACTTGTGCCCAAGGAGACAGCTTTGCTAAACGGTCAGCTTCAGGATATGAATCAACTCCAGATAATCTGAGTATTTCAGCTTTCTGCTCTTGATAAAGTTGTGTATCTTGGTCCTTAGTAGCGTCAATGGTTCTCTGCAATTCAGCAATTTTCTCAGCTTTTGCAGTTTGATCTTGTTGATGTTGAATTTTACCTTCTTCAACTTTTTCTAAGATGTCTCTTTTTCTCCATTCTTTTAACTGAGTAGAGAGATGACCTAATTCCTTTGCTATATACCTAGCATCCTCTATACCTTGCTTTCCTTTTTGATTAGCATGTTCTGTTGCGTACTTATTAGCAACGGAGGTGTTATAGGTAGAGGCTTGTTTCAGCCTCTCTATATTTTCGTTATATGTCATTTAACCTCCAGGAAGTTGCTTACTAGTATCTCCAGGTGAGAATGCGCCTGCGTCCCCAAAGCCTTGGAAGACACTACCAGCTACACTTAGTATCATACCAGCTCTACTAGGTGCTGCTTCCATCAAAGGAGGAGGTGGTGCATGACCATGTATAGGAGTAAATCGTACTTTATCATATATATCCCATTGTTTTTCTGCAGCATCTCGTCTAGATACATCTTTCTTAATTTCAGTTTCCTCTTTTGCAAACATCAATTCATTTAAAGATTGAGCCTTTTCATACCCCAATTCTCTAGCAGATTTACCAGCTAATCTAGAGGCAGTAACTCCAGTTTGTGTACCAGCATATTCATTCTCGTACATTTTACGGATAGCCTTCTCTACTTTAAAATCATGTTTAGCAAATAATTTATCAAGCTGTTTATCTTGTTCTCTCCACTGGTCGATCATAGCCTGATAAGCTTGATCAAATTTGACATCACCAATTTGGACATCATTTTTCCATCTGGCATTATCAAGCATTACTTGAGTTAAGTAATTCTGATTGTCTCTTTCAAAGTTTTTTAACTTAGCCTTATTACGATAAGAGGTAGCTTGTTCAGCGGCTGCTTGTTGGCCTACTGATCCTGCTATCCCCATTACTGTTGAGGCTATTGCTGTTGGTTCGCACACGGCAAAATTCTATAAAGGTTATATTGTTGGGACCATGTTCAAGTTCCCTTAAGAACTTAAATCCCAGAAACTTTAGAAGTTTTAGATGAGCGGTATTCCGTTTATCTACAATGTTCCAAAGGAGTTTTTCTTCTCTGCTTTCTATCCATCGCTTAGCATTCTTAGCAAATAGCATTGGTTTCTCATGAATCACTGGTGTACAGAGCATCCATATTTTACCATCTGCTTTATCTACTCCAGCTATTCCGGCAATCCTGCCGTCTGGGTGAGTGAAGTAAACGCTATCACCATGTAAAGCATTCATTGGAATAAAGAGAAGTGGGAAATGACCGTGGCCTTCGTACACTTCTCTATAGTCATCTGATCGAAGATTAGAGGCTACTTCTACAGCAGCTTCCATTGTAATTGGGTGAATGTATTCAGACACGTGAATAATATCTGGGTGAGTAATCTCCCTCCCAGTTCATCGAATTGATGGTTGCGGGTGAGGGGTGATTAGATTTTATTTGTACAGTTAAATTAGTATTTCTATCATACACAGGAATAGTATGCATATAATCTGTTGCAATTGCTGCTCTACTGGCTAAGACATTATCCCATTCTAAAGATTCTACTGTATATGTATAATCAGATCTACCTTTACGTTTCATGGTTACATCAATAACACCTACATCTCCAAAGTCAAAATTCATTCTATGTATAACTAAAGATCCACGTGTTTCTGATCTCATTCTTTCTCCTTCAGGTCTCATCATAAAGACTTTTGGAAGTTCAACTTCAAATTCATACTCATAACCTATCACAACATCTGTAGTAATTGAACTACCGTCATTAGTACCTGTTTTCCAATTACCAGGAAGAGTAACAGTTTGGGTAGGAGCTGTACCAGTAATTGCTGAAGCTGGGATATCATAGCTTTTACCTACGGAGTCCCCTGCTGTAATACAATATGCGGTTAATGTACGTGAGCTATAATACCCTGCACCTAATGTAAATGTAGTAGTATCAGCTGCTGTATTATAAGTTAGATCTCCTGATGCAAAAGTTTTTTTAGTATCTAAATGTACCCTACTATCATCAGGTTCGGTACCTATCATATGAGTATCTGATTTGATTTTTATATCAAATTTTTCTAGTGTATATGTAGATCCTGTATTAAGAACTACATAATATACATCATCTAGAATGGTATGATAAATTACATTATTAGGTAATGTCCATCTGAACCATGCAGATTGAGATCTCCTACCTTCTGACATATACCAATTATATCCCCATACTTCATTTGTAGCAGTATGTAATGTACTATCTACACCGAAAAGTACTAATCTGTTCTCTGTAGAACCAGTGGTCATACTAGAATTTGTAGGGAATAAGTTATAAATTATTTTACTTTGTTCTACAATAGTAGGTTCTTCTCTTTGAGATACATTTGCCAGCTCATAGAATCTAGTATATTTAGATGTACTATTCAAGAATCCAACAGTAATCCCTAATTCAATTGGATTTGTATCTGGATTAAAAGCATAAGATGACAAGTAACTGATCTTAGCAGTTTCAGGAGTCATAAGAGCTTCCGCACCTGAAGTTAATAAGAACTGTTCACTAGCACTGAAGATAACTAATCCACCTGCTTGCTCAATAGCGTCATATAATTTAGTAGGATATGTTGAACTAGACTGTAAATCAATAGGGTCTGCAGGCGAAATTGCCATAGCAGTTTTTACCCAAAAATTATAGAAGTCATTAACTCTAGATAATATGATATTCTCAGCACTTAATAGACAAAATCTATTTCTAAAGAATACCATTTTATTAATAGTCTGTCCTATAAAAGATGGTAAAGGATTTGTTATATCATCACCACAGTCTCGTTTACCCCAATCAGGATATGAAAATCTAAAAGCTCCATTAGAGTATGCAGTATTGCTACCACCATTAATAGAAAATGTACCTGGAAGAACTCTTGTAAGAGCTAAAGGCATTGTAGTATTATCTATCTCTATATCAATATTAGGTTGAGCAACTTCTTCCCAAACACCTTCTCCAAACCTAGCTGGGGTGAATGTACATGTTGCACCTGCACTGATAGTACCTGAAGCTGAATCTGTAACAGTGAATGTATTAGCATCAGCCACACTTTGGAGAGTATAGAAGCCATCTGTTGCACCACCACTTGTAACATCTAAAATTACTTGGTCACCATTACTTAAACCATGACTAGTAGCAGTAACAGTAATTGTATTACCTGATCTAGCATATGTACCAGTTTGAGTTATATCTTCTGCTATACCTTCTACTTGAAATCTAAGGAAATAATCATCTTGATTCTCTTCACTATTAACAACACGTACTACATAACCATGACGACATGTACGTGGTAAATCAGCAATACTATTAGTTTCACTTGTTGTTATATTTAATAATGTTTTCTCAGGTGTAGATACGCCAAACTTAGATGCCCGATATAAATGTATACCATTACCAACGATAGTTGCTGTAAGACCTGTACCAGAAATTGCATCTATAGTTGCCTTTAAATCACCTAATATACCTGCTGCTGATACATGCTCCTCAGCATTAGAAGAGGTAGGATCAGGACGTACCATTGCTATATTAGCTCTGGAGGTGACTGTTACATGGCCCTTAATTGTTACAGTGGTAGTTAAACCTTTCTGTGATGTATGTACATGTGTATCGTTTGTTGTCCAGCCTTCTCCACCAAATTGTAATTTACAATATGGATTATATGCATCATGATAATTATCTAAAGCCTCATCAGAAGAATGGTCATCGTCAGGTTGAGGTGTACAACGTGTGTCCATCTCATACCTAAGATTACTCTTACCACCTGAACTTGCGTTAGGAGGAGAAGTAGATCCAATAGCTGTGCCAGTATTGACTGTTACATATTCTCTACCCATCCCGTCGCAATCGCCATTACCAACTTTAGTACCTCCAGATGTACTTGTACCATCTAAAGAAACGATTTCATCCACTACAATGCTAGTAGCACGTGGGTATGAGTATGTTGTATTGTCAGCAGGGTCATAGATATCAAGTGCATACTGTTTACCATATGCAATACTGTCCAGAGATACGTATGCTTCAAATGGTTGTGGTGGGGATTTAGATGCTGCATCAGTTTTCATTGCAACAGTCTTCTTTCTATTAACAAAGAAGGTAGTTTGGTTTATTGTTAGCACCTGTATATCAGAGGACTTCTCATCTGATTCTGCAGTGTTATCTAAGTAAGTTGCAACACCTGAACCAGCAATATCTGCATAGTCCACAGGTATTACAGCACCATCACTAGCTCTCCATATTTTTACTTCCCCATCAGCTGCAACTTGTCCAATATATTGTTCTGTATCTGTAGTATAGATATCAAACCATTTAGAATTAGCTGCAGTATCAGGTGTCAATGTATTTATTAATTGACTACCTGGACGTTTCATTAAGTTCTGTACAATATCAGGTAATCCATTAACTAAATCCACAACTTGTCCTGGGGCTTTCTGAGAATCTGGTTGTGTAGAAATCCCTAAGACATAGTTTGGAACTTTTTGTGTGACACTTGCCATTATCGTCTAAGCATAGTATAAGGTTTATAAGATTGATAAGCTGATTCATCAGGCCAACCAAAGAATGAATGATCACCTTGATTGCATTCATATTCTAAACAGGCAGCTCGTGCTTGTAGTTCATATGTCGATAACATTCCTTGAAGTTCTCTATTAGATACTAACTGTACAGCTGCTCTACCTGATGCTTTGTAAACTATATATCTTTGGAACACTGAAGGTATATCTTCAAAGTTCAATAGCCTGACTACGTTAACATAGAAATAGTCATCATCTGGATATTCAAATGTATGATTAACTCTGTCATACATTTTCCAAATACCATCTGAATCTTTACGTCTTACAAAGTCACGAGTCCTATCCCATGCATCTTCATTATCTATACGGATAACATCAGATGAAATTATTATTTTATTGTCACTGGAATTTACATTCTCTTTTATATGATATTCTAAATTAAATGTCCACCCCTCATTCTGGACATCTTGATTAACTTCTTTTAATATATTATATATAAAAGATATCTCAGGGTTATTAAAGTCAATACCAGATATAGGGGATTGACCGATGCTACCAAGAATCGCATTGACTGCGGATAGTTCGGTATCGATATCAACGGTTGTGGTAGTCATAGGTATAAATATTTATGAA